ATTTCATCTAAGTAGACAACTGGCACGAAGCCATCTGTGAGCTCTTTTATTTCTTCGTCACCTGACACTGTCCATCTGTGAAATCCATCTACTATTTCGTGATTCTTTCTTACGACAATCGGTTGTGTCCAACCACATAATTTTATTGACGTTTTAAGAAGCTCTAATTCAATCGGAGCAACCCTGTTAGGGTTATAGTTGTTTGCAGTTAATTCGTCTCTTAGAACCCACTTAAATGCGTTTATTGGTTGTTTTTCTTTACCCTTTGGCATATCTTTCCTCCATATAGACTTTTTTCTGTGTAGCTACACTTTTTTTATCGCTTGTATATTTAGGTATTTGTCTGCCCTTGTAGTCACCTCTGATAGCGATTTTTAAGAGAAAGTTCCAACCTATACCTGTAGAGTAATGGTGTGTTGCTAGTATTGGCTCACTTGTTTTTTGATAATGTGAGTTAATAAAGTTATTTATATTTTTTGCTATTTTAGAACGATATGGTTCTGGATGTTTTATTAGTTGATAGTCAATAAACTCTTTCCATGTCATATCGTCAGGCTTTTTTGGCATGCCACCAAAAGCATAAAGTTCTGTATTAGAGTATCTGGCTGCAGTAGCCGCACCTGCTACGCGACTTTGCATCTTATCCCATATATCGGGAAATGCGATCGCATATTGCCACAAACCTCTCATAGGCTCCTCTCCATATGGAGGTGCGCACCTTGCTTGTAGCGCAGTAAGACCTAATTTTTCTAGAAGGTCATATGTTGTGTTGTAATCCCAATTATATTTATAGGGCGCTGTCCATACATCAACGGTTTTCATGTCATAGATTGGACACACCTTCCATACGTTACCGAGCGCTGTTTTTGACTTTAGGTTAATCATGTAATCTTCATACCGCCTGCCTTCACCTGTTTGTAATATGGTTCTGTATCTTGTCAGGCTTTCTTCTGATCTAATACCCATGATGATGCCTACTTCACCAAATTCTTGAGGTGTAAATAGCAAACCATTACATTCAGGCACAGATGGTCTGCCTTCTATTTCTCTAGGAAACTCTGGTATATCTTCTTGGGTGATTACGCAGTCATAATCAGGCAAAGGTCTAACCCATTTGTCTTTATCCTCTGGAGCCCATGGATACCAAAAAGGTTCTTTACGGCTGCATCCGTTTCTGTGTTTTACAGGCAGACAAAGCCAGTGCATGTTGACTTCTTCAAGATCAGCAACACGCTTTACGTAATCTATAGTTTCATAAGGTATTGCTTCTTCATCAAAGAAATATACATCTAAGGGTAATTTACCGCGCTCTTTTGCAACTTCTAGTGTTAGATTAAGACATACAGTGGAATCTTTGCCACCACTAAACATGACAGCAACACTGTCAAAAATATCGTAGGTTCTGTTGATTCTTGCAAGCGCCAAGTCATAGACGTTTTCATCTATTTCTTTTTTCTTTTTTACTACCATTAGCCTTTGCCATGATCTATGTATGTTCTATTAAGCATTGGATGATTTGTGTCAGTTGGTCCAAAGTCAGAATCAGGGTGATAGGCTATGATATCCATGTAAGATTCTGGGTTCTAAAACTATGTACCTCGCCTTCTTCAAGGCAAAACATCATGCCTTTAGTCAAATCTTCTTCCCAACCTTCTCTTTTGCCCTCAGGTTTTTGAAAAGCTTCCCCTTTACCGCCTATGACAATACCCATTCTTATACTTGGGTGCAGATGTTGTGTTTGATCTATTCCCATTGGGAAATGCAAATAATTTAAACATGGATCGCCTAATCTTGGCGGCATGACCAATAATGAATCAGTGCATCCATCTATATATGAAAGCCTGCCATTTTTTTCTGACTTACCTATCATGTCTATTCCTCGGAAACCATATCTTATGATGACAAACAACTGCCCTTCTTCTTCCATAGTTATTTCTGTGTCATTGTCTAAAGGTGTTTTTATTGTAAAGAAGTCATCTTCATTAACTGTCCATGACTCTTCTGCATGCAATGTAAAGGTCCCTTTTGTGCAGAATCCATACATGTTTCCTATAGTCTGATCTATAACAAAATTATCTTGTATTGATATCATTTTAGTTGGATACATTGAATCTATCTGGTTAATTTCTTGTCCGTGTTGTGGTTTGGGTATGAGTATCATTTTTGACTCCTTATAGCTACTAATAACGCGTTTGTTTTAGTTTTCAAATCTTTATCTTCACGCATTTTTTCTAAAACTTCCATAACTTCGTCTCTCTCTTCTTTTTCCATGTAAAAGATAAGTGGAACTTGTGTTGTCATGTCTTTTGCATTGTAGCCTGCTTCTGCTTCTGTGACCTCTCCTTCAAAAGTAGTGTCAAAAGTTTCATAGACCTTTTGTGGCAAGTCTGCAGTAAATCCTGCTACTTCCATTCCTGCTTGTTTTAAGTTTTCTAATTCTGCTTCTAGAAACTCATTTTCCCAAGATGTGAACTCTGCAACTTTGTTGTCAGCTAATCTATATGCGTTTATTTTTTCTGGTGTATCTTTGTAGACAACACAGGGCATTTCTTCTATGCCTAACTTTTTTGCGGCTAGTAATCTTGTATGCCCTGCAACTATCACGTTGTCACTGTCTATGCTTATGACTTGCCTTATGCCATGATCTGTAAATGACTTTGCACATTCGTCTACTGCTTTGTCAGATATGACTCTAGGGTTTTGGTAGTATGGTATTAGTTCGCTTGTTTTCTTATATACAATTTCCATTATGGGTTATTGTACACTCTAAACACTTGTTGTCCAACTTGATGGTGGCTCGTCAAAATGAACTGTGCGCACATACGGTTTGAAAACTCTTTTTTGCATATCAAAGGTAAATTTTGCTGTACCAATAGAACCGTACAAATCTTGTTCACGTATTTTTCTTGTGTATATGGTTGTAGAGTTATCGTCAAAATCTCTATGGACCGTTAGTATTGCGTCGCTTTGGTTGTGCCAATGGCTTGCACCACTTATATCATATGCCGTAGGGGGCAAATAACCGCCGTCATTCGCTTTTGGTAGCTTTGTTGGGTGTGCTACTACCCATATGACAATATCATGCACACGTGCGAACTTCTTACACTTGCTTATAAAGTCTCTTATATGCTCATCTTCTCTAGTACCAGATTTTCTTGTTGCGCTTACCTCGTTAAATGGGTCAATTATCAAGCCGTTTGTACCGTATTTGCGTATAGCTGCTTTTGCTTTGTCTAAAATATAGTCAAGCGTAGGTATAGATTCTTTGCTTTCTATGAAATGGAAATATTCGTGCATGTAAGTCATGGCATCTTCTAATTCATCTTTGGACATTCTATCGTTGTCGCCTTGATCAAATGGCTTTTGACAATACATTTGTGCCATACGTCTTATGTGCATGCTGCTTGAATGTTCAGGTGAAAAAATAGCAAATTTCCAATTATGATTTTGTGTTATCTTCATAAGCATGTTGTCTAAAAAATAACTTTTACCATGATTAGGTATACCTGTGATTGTGTGAAATGTGCCTTTTAAAACCTTATAAATCTCATCTAACTGCGGAAAGCCTACCTCTATAGGCTTTATATAGTTGCCGTTATATAGATCAATGACGCTGCTTTTGTAGTCATTAACGCGATATAAGCCATCTATTGGGTAAGGTATAGCATTTTCTATAAGTTGCTTTAGGGTTTTGCTTCCGTGTTTTACAAGAACATCATTAGCATCTTTGCAGTCTTTTGGGATGTTTACATACCAACATATATCTTTACCAAATCTGTGCAGCAATTCGTCATGCAAACTTTTGCCTGCGTTGTCGCTATCTAAAAATAAAATAATGTTCTTTGCTTGTAATTGACAATCTTGTAATGCTTTAAACCTTGTGTCGTTTTGGTTGTATCTTGCAGTTTGCGGTGCGCCATCACTTAAGGTGGTTGTGTTTGTGTAACCTATTTCGTATAAAGACAATACATCCATTTCACCTTCCACAAATATAACCTGTTCTGTGTCTTTTACATTCTGGTAATTATACAAACTCTTTTTGGCATCTTTGCTTTGTTTGAACCTTTTGTCTTTCGTTCTGTATTTAATATTAACAACCTCGCCTTTTTCATCTACGTAAGGAAAAGCGTACCATCCTTTATCTTCAAATATTCCTAGTCCATCAACTGTTTCTTTGCTTATGCACCGTTCTGCAAAAAACTTGTACATGTCATTGGGTTTGTTTTGACTAGATGGCATTTCAGGTTTCTTGTAGGTTTTTTGTGTTTGCATAGGTCTTACGTTAGTTTCATTTGATACACCGCCTTTGTGCTCACAATGATGACAAAACCATACTGCGCTAAGACCATCTACATCTATGGTAAGTGATAGCGGTCTATCTTGTGAGTTGTGTGGAGGTTGGCACTCTGGACATTTTATTTTTTGTGTGCCTGCACTATATTTTTTTGCTCTTATACCTTTTTCTAAAAGTTTATTTTCTATATTCATTTTTTACCCTGCTATATTGTTAAGTGAATTTTTTGTTTCTATTTTTTTGAAATCTTCATATCTACCCTGATTGAGCCACGTTGTTGGATGTGGGATATATTTTTCTTGAGTATTATCTCTCTGGACCTTTTCTGCAAATCTGATTGTATATACCAACAGTTTTTTCTCAGTGATATCTTCAACTGCTTTTTTCCATTTTTTAAAAGACTCGCGTTTGTTTTCTTTACGTGGATAAACCTTCCAAAATTCTTCAAACTCTGCACTGTATATATCTTTTGTTTTACCTTTAGTATTATTGGTCACAGGTGTCCTAAGTGTTTGGACAGTAGTGTCCATAGGGGGTTGGACATGTGTGTCCACACTTAGAAAGTACCTATTGCTCGTGCCTTGTTGGTGTTTGATACGCAACAAACCAAAATCTTCTAAGTATCTTAAGGAACGTCTCACGGTCCTGTCAGAAACACCTGCTAATTTAGCAATATGTTTTTCGCTAGGATAGCAAGATTGATTTTCGTCTGCGTAGTTTGAAAGTATAAAAAGTATTAGTTTGGTTGTGGTGGTGTCACATTTTTGGTTGACACACCATGAAAGTGCTTGTATTGACATAGCTACCCATTATGGGCTGCAAGATTATTTTTGTAAAGACTAAATATAAAAGTCGTTTGGCATAACCTCACCTTTGGTAACTTCTACAACTTGCAACATCTCTGTTTTTCTAGGAATACGTTGACCATTGCACCATTTAGAAACCGCGCCTTTACTTATATTGTAGCTTTTGCTGTGCATAAGCGTAACGAAATCTTCTTGTGTAAGACCTTCTTTGCGCAACCAATTTGTGATTGTCATGTAAGTAGTCTAACACAAAACTTGAAATAATACCCATTTTGGGTAATAATAGTTTCGTTGAAACAATAAATTGAGGAATGAAATATGAATAATCCTTTTGAACCTTACGGTATGGAATACTTTAGTCCCAGTTCCATAAATAAATTCCGCAGGGACCCTGCAAAATGGCTCGTTAATATTGCAGGTTTCAAAGATGCTGCCTATTCTCCTGCCATGTCTTTTGGCACTTGTGTTGAAAAAGGTATCACTGTTGGTTGCATGACTAGCGCACCTTTAAGTGTATGTGTAGATGCTGCTAATAAAGAATATGAGCGTATACATGAGAATATAAACAATGCTGATTTAGCTACTCCTTATGATTTTGCAAAGTGTAAAGAAAAACAAAATCAACTAGAAAGAGTTTTAGAAGCAATCATACCTTT